ATTCTGAAGTATCTTCAAGGCCAGGGTCGGAACTTGAATAACCACTTCTTGTCGTTTGTGTTGCACTTACAATTGGAACACCAGCTTCAACAGCCAAGCCTCTCAATTCTTCAGCAATAGATTTGATGTATGAATAACTATTCACATTGGCGCCAGGTTTAATTCTTGCAGAGCAACAAATATTCAAGTAATCAATAAAGATAATATCTGGTCTGAAATTCTTCTTTAAAGCCAAATCATTCAACAAAGCACGGAAATGTAATGCACTTGCTGATGCTGTTGGATATTCTTTGATAATTAATTTGCCGTGTGTTTTGTTTTTGAATACTTCAAACTTTCTTTCATAATCAGTTTTAGGTAAAGTGTGAAGTTCATTCAAATCAATATTTAGCAAATTAGCATCAATACGCTCAGCAATCTTTTCTTCTGCCATTTCCATAGTGATATACAAAACATTATGACCTTGTGATAAAGCACCGCCTGCCACATGGCACATGAATAACGATTTACCAACGCCTGTGCCTGCCAGAGCAATATTCAAGGTCTTAATTGGTAAACCGCCTTTTGTAATCTTATTGAAAAGGTCTAGGTCAAAACGAACACGAGATTCAACTTTATGATAAGAATCATAACGAGCATCATAATCTTGGATATAATCGTGACCAACATTATTGTCGAATGAAACACCAAGAGCATCACTTAGTAATTGTGGTATTTCACCCTTAGTTTTTTTATGGCCTTTATCATCAAGAATCGCCACAGATTCCATGATGGCATTGTAGATGGCTTTATCTTGGCAAAACTTTTCTGTTTGCTCAATCAACCATTGTGTTTCAGTAGGTTCACTTTTAGCCAAATCAAGTTCTTTGACCAACTCAATTGCTTCACGAACCTGTGGTTCAGTAAGATTTTTCTTTTCTGTAAAATTGATTACAAGAGCCTCGTGTGTCGGAGGATTCTTGTAGTGATTGATGAAGTCGAATACTTCTTTGAAAACTACCTTTTCGGTGTTATCTGTGAAGTATTCGGCTCGGAGAAATGGTAATACTTTTCTTGTGTAATCTTCATTGTAAATCAGATTCTTGAGAATCGTCTGTTCTAGTCTGTTCATTATATCGCTTCGATGTTATTAATTCTGTAAGTATTTCACCCATAATGGTATGCAATTTTTCATCTTTTGTCAAGTCATCTATGTCATGTTCACCTGAATTAACAATAGTATAACCGAATTGCAGCCTTGCTAGTTCACCCTCTTCAACCACCTTTGCTCGGTGATAATGATAAAGGACTCCTTTATACTCAGGCAAAAGGAGTCCAATACCAGTCAAATCTGATTCTTTGAATTCTACAAATTCAAAATCAATACCTTCTTTAAGCATCTTCGGCTTCTTCTTCCAAAACAGGAGTTTCTCCCATAATGTTTCCATAAGCAATTCCATATTTTTGATTTACGAATTCTTTAAACGGGTTTGATTTAAGTAATGGCGCCCAAAACTCATCTGTCTGTGTAGCATCAAACCTTACTTTGTCGCCAATCTCACCAGTTTCCTTATCGACCTTTGCATACCAGCCAGGACTTGGCTTAGATACAAATCCACCTTCAATTGCAATATCGACAAGGCCAGAATACTTTTGAATACCGCCATCGAAAGATACTGCGATAGGTATTTTAGATTTCTCTTTAACATACCGTGATTTCTCCACATTAATAATAAAATTGTAACCCACAATCTCGGTGCCATCTTTTTCTTGTTGACGACCAAGGATATAAATGTTGTCAGCAGAGTAATAAGAACCTGTGCCACCACCAACGATATCTTTAGGGAACATACCAATCTCTTTGTAAGTATGATTCACTACGACCATTGGAATATCTTTTAGATTTAAGTGTGGTGTGACCATACGGAACAAACTCTTAACTTGTTTAGCACGAGACATATCAGCAACTGATTTGCCTTCTAAAGCATCTTCAACTTCTTTCTTAGATGCCAAATTACCAATCGAATCAAGGATAATAATTAACTTATCACCACGATTCACTTCTTGTAACTGTTGCATAATATCAAACTTCAACTGTTCAATGTCAGTCAAAGGTGTATGCATAACTCTTTCCATATCAATTTGGAATGTTTCAAAGTATTTGATTGGTGTTCCAAACTCTGAATCATAGAACAACAAGGCTGCATCTGGATATTTGTCCATGTAAGCCTTTGCCATCAATAAAGAGAAAGCAGTTTTAAAGTGTTTAGATGGTCCTGCCCACATCGTAAGACCTGGTACAATACCACCATCTAGTTTACCTGATAATGCCACATTAATCATTGGCACTTCGGTAGGAATCATATCTTTGTCGTTAAAGAATTTAGATTTAGCAAGAATCGAACTATCTTTAATCGTTGAATTCTTTTTCAGTTTATCAAGCAAGCTCATGTTAAAAGGTACCTCCGTCCATTTTGGTAATTTTTGATTTGGGAATTATTTCATTATTGTCATCTATAAAGGATTCTACACTAACAACAGGCTTAGTGTCAAGCACTTTTTTCTTCTTTGCCTTAACCTTTATTGTGGGTATTTGTATTGTAGATTCTTCTTTAAGTTTTCGGTATGTTTGATTTGCAGCTATGAGTAATAAGACTGCCAACGGGTCAAAGACCACAATGATAATCATAATAACTGCTCTTACTGCTTTATCTATAAAGTCCGGGTCATCTTTATCATAGAGAGCCTCGGCAATATACTTGATAGGACCAATCTCTGCCGCTAGTTTGTTTTCTTCAGTAAGTAATGGTAGTTTTTCGTTTGCAATCCGTTTCAACTCTGATTGAGTTTCTTGGATTTGATTGTCTATTTTTCTACTAGCAGTTGCTGGGTCTCCTGCTCTCTGTAAAAGGTAATTCAACCTTTCTTTTGCAATCTTCTCTTGTTGTTCTAAAGTTTTAATTTGAACACTATTTGCACCAATAACAATATTAGAATCAAGGTGTGCTTTTGAAAGGTAACCAAAAATACCCATTGAAGTAATCATCATTAGTAAGGTAATTGCCACTAAGAAATAGTAACGCATTATTCGCACAGTAACATTCCAATTGTTATAAAGCCAGGAAATTGTTACTAATTTAGATGCTTCTAATACCGAACCCATTAAAATAATTGGCCAATAAGAACCTGGAAATATTTGTGCAAGACCAATTACTGAATAATAAGCGGCTATTAAAGATAATCCGATTGCTGTTACGAAAGGTAATATGACTTGAATCATGGGTTGCTCTTATGATGAGGAACATCAAATACAAATGTTACTCTCGTTTCATCTCCTACATTGGCCGCACCATGTGGTTTCTTATTATCAAACCATAATAGAGTGCCTGGTTCTACAATCACTTCATCATCACCACAATGATATTTGTATCGACCTTGAATAGACAAATGGTATCTATCTTTGGTCAAATAGTAGGTGCCTTGGTCAATATGGGTGCCTACGATATCACCAACAGGTAGAGATAGAAAACCACACCGAGAGAATTTATGAAAATGTCTTTTTAAAAATCCAATAATTTCGGTGTGATGGTCATATGCAGGTGTATTAATACAAATTTCTGTGTTATAAGCCATTTCACCAGGTTTAGAAATTGCACCCATTACCAATTGTAATACACCAGCTTCAATTCTATGGAAGTCGGGGTCAATTTGTTCTGCACCTTGCATTGTTTTTTGAGAACCCCAATCGTCTTTGTATTTTTCTAATTGAGCTCTAATCTTAGAAACATTGATGCCTGTTTTGATAATTCTAATATCAGCCAAAGAAACCCTCCAACGAATTTCTCTTTTCAGTTGACCATTCCATACAATCTAAAACAACTTTGATTGGCTCAAGGAATGATTTGTCAAACTGTGTATCATAATCAATATAGCTTTGAAGACCAAACTCAGGAGGCAATCGACCAGGATAACTGATTACCATATCTTTGAATGGGTTTGGTTGTTTCAAATAAGTAAACTTTAATTTCTCACCATCTTGAATCTTAGGATATTTCTTTTCAAGTCCCAATTGTTTTAGATGGTGATTATAAAGAATAGCACCTTTCACATGGATTGGTGTGCCTTTCTTATACATTGTAACCGAATCAGAATACTCTTTAAGACCATTCAGACCTCGTGGGAAAGAAATGTCTTCAACAGGTAAGTTTTTAAACTCGGTTCTAAAGTCATCAATAAAAGTGTGAATGTCATCTTCGGTGCCTTGCAACATAATTCGTATAGACTGTCTCATCTTTTCACGAATAGCACTTGGTGTTGATGACTTCACCATTTCAAGACCCATCACTTTCATTTGAGGTTCATTATATTGGACACCTTCGTTGTTATACACATTAAGAATATAACGCTTCTTGGCAGTCCAGATACCTTTATCTGAAAGTGCTTCTCGTTTCATTTGCATCTTTTGTTCATATGCATGGACATACGAAGCAAGTGCCTGATAACTCTCGTCAATGTAAGGTTGTATTTTATCTTCGCAGACCTTGTCCATGAATCCGATGATTTCAGAAGTGCTGTTCTTTTTTGAATACACCCTATCAACAAGTGGACCAAGACGGAGATAAATCGAATCTGTATCTGAGGCGATAACATAATCTTCTTCCGTTTTCAATAATTTGTTCATGTATTGGTTGAGTTTCTTTTCAATCCAACGGATGGATAATTGACCAGCAAGTGTGACTGCCAATGCCATTCTTAAATCATAGAATCGGAAGTATTGCGAACCTAATGCACCGTAAGCGGAGTTTAGAGAAACTTTCTTTGCGAGTTGAAGGTTATCATATCTAGCAATACGGTTTTTAATTTCGTATTTTTTAGATTCATCTTTTTCATCTTCATACTCTTGTTTCGCCTTCAACATTAATTTTTTAAACTTTTTGCGGTCTTCATACATTTCTTCCAACATTTGTGGTAAGAAACCACGCTTGTCTGTTCTAAAGAACTGAGCGTTTGGTGTAATCGTTGCACCTTGAAGTTTTGATAAATCAACTTCTTGTTCCAACATTTTATCAACAGAAACATTTTGCATAATAATGCTTCGCATTTCTGGAGTATAATTTTGTGGTTCAATCAATGTTTCTGGTGAAATATTATATTGCATCATTAAGTGTGGGTATAGACTGTTAAGGTCGAATGATGCTACCCAATCGTGCTTGCCAACTTGTGGGTCTTTAACATAGGCGCCTTCAAATGCCGATGTTTTATCTTTCACAACTTTTGGTGGCACAACAATCTTTTTCTCAAGTAAGTAATTGTAGATGATTGAATCCCACATTCTTGTTTGAGCAAAGATGTCTTCATAGTTTGTTTTGGTGTCATAAGCCAAAGTCAAACCAAGTTCAATAAGTTTAAGTTTATTTTCGAGTTTGAATACTAACTCCACATCCTTAATGTTATATTCAATAAACTTTTGAAAGTTTAATCGATATAGTTGATGTAGGTTATCATACTCATCATATGACAATTTGTTTTCGCCAAGTTCTACATTAGCGATGTTATCAAGTTTATATGATTCTTGTGATTTACCACCTGGCGCATACCATCTGTATAATTCGATATAATCTAAGAATGATACACCAACAAAATCATAAGCAATCATTTCACGGTTATTCACAACAGCTTTGCGACTGTTAATGAAACCCCATGGTGATAACTTTTTGGTTTCATCTTCACCTAGAATCTTATTGAACCTATTAAACAGATATGGCACATCAAAGAACTTGATATTCCAACCAGACAAAACATCGGGAGTTTTATCTGACCAAAATTGTAAGAATTTTTTACATAGTTGAGTTTCATCATTACACTTGATATACTTCTCATCACCTTGAACAACATAGTCACCACAACCAAACACGACCATAGGGCCGTTTAGATATTTGATGGCAATAGCTGTAATCGGTTCGTTTGCAAGATATGGGTCAGGAAATCCATTCTCTGAACCAACCTCAATATCAATTACTGCAATTGAAATGTCATCGATGTTCCAATCAACCATGCCTTTTTGTTCATCAGCAATAAAAGCATATTGATAGTTTGTATTTCCATAGATTTTAAAGTTTGAAACCTCATCATAACGCTTAACGAAATCTCTCGTTTCACGGATAGATTCAAACCTCATAGGCTCAAGAAAATCACCATCAAGTGTTTTAAACTCGGTAGGTTTTTTGGAAGGCAAAAACAAAGTAGGCGTGTAAGCTATCTTTAACTTAACACGCCTGCCATCTTTAATGCCTCGATAAAGGATGTTGTTGCCAATTGAGGCAACATTTGTGTAGTATTTACTCATTCATGGATTATATCAGACTTTTGGAACAACAGAGGCAATTTGTATGCCACTACCAAACATTTCATTATATTTGTTTTCCAATTCTCTCTGTGGGGTAGTAATACAGAGAACATCTTCCATAGACACTTTAATACCAGGTGTTTTGAATTCTTCAGAAAACTCCAAGAACGGTGCAAATCCCATCATTGGGCCATCTTTTGTTGGTTGAACGATAACTTGAACTGGTTGTTTCATTACCACTTCATTATCTTTTGTGCAATCAACCTCTGCGAGAATCGTATGATTCGTTTTGAAGGTCACGAGCTTTATTGTCATAATGTTTAATCTCTAAAATTGAATTGATTGGTTGAGCGTTAGAAAACTCAACCGCTTCTTTTAATGATTCAAACTCCCTAAAAGATACGGAAGTTGAACCTGTCATATAGTATGATACTCTATACATTCACTTCTGTTCCTGCCGGCAAAACGCCGATTGTGAGCCAACGCTTTGGAAAAAGCATTTCTCTGCCACGAAATTCGTTCATATCCCTTGTTGGGTCTGGAACCCAGCCAATAACTTCAACTTGGTTATCAAACTCACGAAGGTACAAATCATATCTATCTGCTTTAGGCATCTTGTATTCGATAGCAAGTTTCTTAGCGATTTCACGAGTGTTCATTCTTTTCTTTCCTTAAAGTCATAGAAAAAATCATTATTGTTCCTTGCGGAATGTTTATTATATTTTTCTACTGAATACAGCTTTGTTGCTATTTTAAAATCTGGCATTTTAAATTCAGGTACTGTCAGAGAAGCATCATAGAATAATGTTTTATTATTTGGTTGGGCAGCAAACTGTCCATTATCCAACTTAATAAAATTATAACTCTTATGTTCTTCTACTGTTTCAGAAAATCCTGTATTCAAATAGCCAGGGTCGTTTTGGCAAAAATCTACGGTGAACATGTATTCACCAAAGTGCCACTTTCTATCTTTGTCCAAGAACTTACACTTTAACATGCGTAAATTATCTTTTTCAATGACAGTAATATTATAACTCAAACAGTCCCATATTTGCAAGTAATCCAAAGGCAAAGTTGCATTTTTTAGGTCTGTTTGCCGTGATACAAAAGCATGTAGTGGTAGTTTATCATACAATGCACCATAATTAGGCAGTAGTGCTTCAATACGAAACGCTTGCCCTTTGATACATTTCACGGTCAACCAAATACATGGTTCATATTCGCCATGACCTTTTTCAAAGTCATAGAGAAATTCTTTCTTAACAAAACATTGGACTGGAGGTAAGTTGTGAACAAGAAAGGCCATACTTACACATAACTAGTTAGGTCTGGAGGTGTCCAACCCTCAGGTTTCAAAACTTTACCATCTTCTCTTTTCAAAACTTTGCCTGTTGCTCGGTCAATCTTGGCTAAATTGGAACGAGCGACTTCATTCCAAGCCGGTTCAACCTTATAACCTTTCATATGACAATAACCTAGGATAACCCAAATCATATCCATACAAGCATCAAGTTGTTCTACATCATCTTTTTCTCGGTGTGCCACACGAAACTCATCAAATTCTTCTTTGATTAATCTGTAATACAATTCTGCATTTTCATTCGATGGATTCTGGTCGCAAGCAACCTGAAAAACTTTAACATCTAAACTCATTGTCATAATTAAGCCTTCCTTGTCAATTCTGATTGATAAGTTCTTTGTCTCAATTCGGAAGAACTAAACCGATGTGTGCGAGAATTGTAATATGTTTTAATACCACGAGCATCACAAATCTCACGGCCTGTTAAAGGTTTATCTTTATATTCTTCACCACAAATACGAACAGTAATTGGCAAGAACATCAATAAATCTTCTAGGTCTTTTTCGGTATCATAGACAATGATTTCATCTACGAATTTTACGGCAGATAGTTGAACATATCTTTCAACTACTGATTGGACTGGTTTGTTTTTGGTGTTTGGTCGGTCGATGGTTGGGTCTGATTGTAGACCAACGATTAAGTGGTCACAAACAGATTTACATTCTGCCAACATAAGAATATGACCAGCATGTAGCAAGTCAAAGGTCGAACAAGTAAAGCCGACAGGTCGGCCAATCATATCATCAGGCAAAACTAACATCATAATATCCTTCAAAAAATAAAAAACCCGCCGAAGCGGGTTTTGTTTGTGCGACAGAAAAATTATCTGTTCATCACATACATGGTTACTTCGAAACCATAACGCATTTCAACAGCAGCTGGTTTTGTCCACATGTTATTTTCTCCTTAGGATTGTTAGAACATTCTAACATCCATATATTATAACACTTAGAGCAAAATGTCACTACTGAAAATCATTAAAACTAACTACGAATTTAACACCTTCGCTACTGAGTTAATTACTGAGGCAATTCTACCAATATCACGCAATTGCTCTACTGTATAACCTTCTTGTTTGAGTGTTTCATAATGTGCCTTGACACAAAAGTGGCATTTGCCAACAATTGAAGCTGCAAGTGAGTATGCTTCAAATTTAGCCTTTGTTGTGCCACCATGTGATGCAATAGCATTCATTCGCAACTGTGCTGGTAAACCTTTTAGGTTTTCATCATCAGCCATTTCAACATATGGATACCACACATTGTTTTGTGCCATGATTGAACCTGCGGTCAAAGCAGCATCACGCTCTTTTTCATCAGCGATTTGAGATTGAATAAAGGTAACCAACTTACCGTTACCTGTAGCAAAAGCAGCCGCTAATGCGATTGCTTCTGCTTCTTCTGGTGCCAATGAACTGCGTTTAATCACAGCATCAAGGTTTAACTTTGTATCTTTAGCATACTCAGGTAAACCTTCTTTCAATTGGTCAACCCATGCACTCATAGTGTTTCACCGCCTACTGTTCGATTACATGCACACAATTCACCAGTTTGCAACGCATCAAGCACACGCAAAGTTTCTTCAGGTGAACGGCCAACATTCAAGTTGTTTACAGTAACATGTTGAATGACATTATCGGGGTCAACAATAAATGTTGCACGAAGAGCTGCACCTGCTGGTGCATAGAAAACACCTAACTGGTCAATCAATGATTTATCATAATCACGGCTTGTATCAGCAAATTGGTAATGTGTAATCTTTTGTAAATCTGGATGTGCTTGTTGCCATGCCACTTTACAGAACTCGTTGTCTGTTGAACCTGTGAGCAATACTGCATCACGGTCAGAAAAGTCCTTAGATAATTTATCGTATGCTACAATCTCTGTTGGGCATACGAATGTAAAATCTTTTGGATAGTAAACGATTACTTTCCACTTACCAGAATAACTTTCTTCCGTAATATCAAAGAAAGCATCCTTTGGTTGTCCTGGTCGAACACCAGTAATTACAAACGGCTCTAATTTATCTCCAACTGTCTTCATATAATTCTCCTAATAAATTTTAATGAATAGTAATAATCTATCAATATTACTTATTCATAGTATATCTCAATTTGCGTTATTTGTCTAATGATATTTTTTAATATTCGTTATTGAAAAAATCAATATCATTTCGATTCTCTTAGAACAACTCTGCCTTTTTCGTCAAGGCTGATGGTGAGAACTGTTCCTTCTTTCCATTTCATTTCTTCACAAAGCTCTGGTGGCAATTCAATGATTGCGTCTCCGTTTTCACAGATTTCTAAAACTTTACTTTCATACCTTTTTGACATTGATGTTACACTTTTCTAAAAATTTAATACCATCTTCACTACGATAGGTGTTACGATAATATACCGAATTGATACCTGATTGGTGAATTAACTTTGCACAATCTAAACAAGGTGCATGTGTTACAAACATTGAAGCACCTTCACTTGAATTGGTTGACCTTGCTATTTTAGCAAGAGCATTTGTCTCAGCATGTAGAACTTCTGGTTTTGTTTTTGTATAAGTTTGGCCAAGGTCTTCTTCATAGAATAAATCTTCACATTCATTTGTCCAACCTGATGGCATTCCGTTGTAACCAATACCGATAATTGTATTGTCTTTTACCACAACACAACCAACCTGTAAACGCTTTGCTGAAGATAATTTAGAATATACTTCAGCTGCATTTATATGAGCATCGATGTATTTCTGTTTCATCGGGAATTAGTTTTTTTCTCTTTGATATTTGGTGCTGGTCTTGAAGCAGTCAATTCAGCATCAATCATCATTTTTTTGAATTGACCTGGATTTTTTCCAGGCATACTCGCCAACAATCTTTTGACTGTCTTTGAAAGTTTGAAGTTTTTATCAGGTTTCATAATGTAATCCTATCACATAGTTAATATTATAGAGGCAAATGTGGGTCTTGCGACCCACACCTGATTAAGCTACTTTCTTCTCTTGCAGAAGTTGTGGCTTAAATTCTTTCAACTCATTACCGATTTCAATCTTACGAGGTTTCTTATGTTCTGGAATAATATTTTCCAAACCAATTTTAAGAATACCATCTTTGAACTCGGCACCTTTCACCTCAATAGTATCGGCAACAGTCAATGATTTTGTGAATGACCTTGTGCCTATGCCACGGTGTAAGTAAGTTGCTTCTGTTTCTTTGTCTTGCTTTTCGCCCTTAATTGTAAGGGTGCCGTCTTGCACGGTAATTTCGATTTCATCTTTAGTGAAACCGGCCACAGCCAATTCAACAACATAACGAGATTCGTCAAGTTTTAGAATATTGTGTGGTGGGAATGAAGTGGTTGCTTTTTGAATGTCAGAACTCAAAAGCCTTTCTACATCATCAAAAAATCTCTCAAAGCCTAGCGTTGTGTGGGCAAGTGGCCCAAATGAAATACGACCTAATGTCATATAATCTCCTTTATTAAGCGAGTTACAAAAAATGCGACCCCTAAGGCATCGCACCTTTATTTATATCAGTTTTTAGTATTCTTGTGGTTTTTTGCCTATGTTATACTTTGCAATTAAATCCCACTCATCTTTTTCTTTAAACGAAATGATTTTAATCTGATGAAGTGGTGCTATATTGTCTTCTAAAATCTTAGGGTTCAATATCTTTACTAGACCCCATTCTTCTAATAACTTAGCGATTGCGTTTCTACGCTGAATATCATTCTCTGAAATGTTAGATGGTTTTCCGTCTAATGCAAATAGTTCCTTGAAATGAACCACATAATAACGACCTTGTTTGTGTAAAATGTGGCATGACTGATAAAGAACTTTCTCTTTGCGAGAAGACACACCAATTCGGGTAAGTGTTTCTCTTACCTTCAAAAAGTCGT